AACCTTAACTTTGGTCAACAGCCATTTACTTACACCCCTCCAAGTGGCTTCATTGCTTTGAACCTATACAACCTATAAGGAACAACCATGCCAACAACATACGCAGTTCTAAATGGACGTACAGCATTCAATCCTGTTCTGTACACAGGAACAAGCGCAACACAATCTATTACTGGCGTTGGATTTCAACCTGATTTTGTTTGGTTAAAAGCACGAAGTGGCGCATTTCAACATGGTCAATTTGATGCGGTTCGTGGTGCTACAAAAGGTCTTGTTTCAAATACAACAGATGCGGAAACAACATTTTCCGCTGTAACTTCATTTAATTCCAATGGATTTACAAATGGTACTGATTACAACAACAGTGGGACAACTTATGTATCTTGGAACTGGAAAGCCAATGGTGCGGGTTCATCCAACACAGCAGGGTCAATCACTTCAACAGTAAGCGCAAACACTACTGCTGGCTTTAGTATTGTGACTTACACAGGCACAGGGTCAGCAGGTGCGACTGTCGGGCATGGTCTTGGTGCTGTGCCATCAATGATTATTTTTAAAAGGCGAAACGCCACTTCTGATTGGCAGACATATCACACATCTCTTGGTAATGCCGCTAGTGTGTATCTTAATTTAACCAATGCCTCGGCTTCTTCTCCGGGAATGTTAAACAGCACAACGCCAACATCAACTTTAATTACGCTTGGCACAAGCACAGATACAAACCCAAGCACAGGAACAATGGTTGCCTACTGCTTTGCACCCATAGCAGGATATTCTGCGTTTGGCTCTTACACAGGCAATGGTTCTGCTGATGGGCCATTTATTTACACTGGATTTAGACCTGCTTTTGTGATTGTAAAAAACTCTGGCGACGCTGGCGTTAATTGGTTAATGTTTGACACCACAGTAAACCCTAATAACTCAGTTACTAAGTATCTATTGCCAAACTCCACCGCCGCCGAACAAAGTGATTTGAATCTTGATATGGTGTCCAACGGTTTCAAACCGCGTGTAGCGGGTGGTACTGGAATTAACCAGAACAACTCAACTTACATCTACGCCGCTTTCGCCGAAAACCCATTCAAATACGCTAACGCTCGATAAGGAAAACATATGAGTCATTTTGCAAAAGTAGAGAACGGCATCGTTACCCAAGTCATCGTTGCCGAACAAGATTTCATCAACACTGGTGCTGTAGGTCACGGCTGGATTCAGACCTCCTACAACACCCTTGGTAACCAGCATCCAGAAGGTCGCCCATTGCGTGGCAACTACGCTGGCATTGGCTTTACCTATGATGCTGTGAACGACGTGTTCATTGCGCCTAAGCCTTTTGGCAATTGGGTGCTGAATACAAATTGGCTGTGGGAGCCTCCAATCCCCATGCCACAAGATGCCTACTTCTACAAATGGGATCAAGAGACTACAGCGTGGATTCAGGGCGATTTGCGCCCAATCCCAGAGCCTACCCCTGAACCTGAAGTTATCATAGACGTGCCAGCACCCGCTGACACGGCAACTGCCTCAACTACTCAAGGATAAAAAATGGAAAAGATTACTCTTACAACTCAACTAGTCAACGCTGTGCTGGGATACCTTGGTGCGCGTCCGTACCAAGAAGTCTTTCAATTGATTGAAGCAATTCAAAACGAAGCAAAAGCACCGTCTCAGGCACCGCCTCAAGCAGAGGAACAGAAAGAGACTGAATGATGCTTGGTTGTGATGATTGACCTTACCAAAGCCATTGGAGCCGTTGCCGCTAGTGTTGCCGCACTAGGTGGCAGTTACACGCTTGCCGATAAGTTTGGCTTTTTTGACCGAGCCATCATTGAATGGACTCCAGAGCATTTTAAAATTGTGGCCGAGGCGGGTAAGCCCATTAATGTGACGGTTGCTCGGATCAAAAAGCGGGACGACTGTTCTGTTGAAAGTTTTACGCCAAGCATCCGTGATGCGGCAGGTATGGTGCATGAAGCAACCACTACTGCAAGCAAGTTCAGCGGCCCAGCGGGGCCAGAAATTGACACGTTCACGTACCAACTCACGATGGTGAGAAAAGAAAAGATTGCCCCCGGCAAAGCCACCTTGCTGGCGACCATCAAATACAAATGCCCTGAAGGTGAGCGTGTTGTGCAGTATCCCCGCCATCCCAACCTTAGTTTTGACTTGAAGGGGTAAAGAAATGGCGCAGTTTGAATCAGCCTTTGAGTTAATGATGCAAGACGAGGGCGGCTACGTCCTCCACGAAGTACCCGGCGACACCGGGGGTATGACCTATGCTGGCATAGCACGTAATAAAAACCCTCAGTGGCCCGGCTGGGCGCTTGTGGATAAGAAGGAATTTGGTGGCTCCCTGACTCCTATGGTGCGTGAGTTCTACCGTGTCGAGTTTTGGGACAAGATGCGCGGTAACGAGATTGCAAACCAAGACGTAGCTAATACCATCTTCAACTTCGGCGTGAACGCAGGCATGGGCATGGCGGTCAAGCTGGCGCAGTTGGTCATTGGCGCTACTCCTGACGGCGGTATTGGTGCTAAAACTATCGAGAAGCTTAACCAAATCACGGATGGTCAGCGGTTCAAAGAGTCCTACGCCTTGGCAAAGATTGCCCGTTATGTTGAAATCTGCAACAAAAACCCTGTGCAGGTCAAATTTCTCAAGGGTTGGATCAACAGAACATTAAAAGGTCTAGCATGAGCTTACTAGCCGTTGGATCAATCATTGAAGCCGTGGGTAAGGTTGCAGGCGACCTAATCACCACTGACAAAGAAAAGATGGAAATGGAGATTGAGCAACGAAAGCTTGATCTTGAAGAGAGGCGCATTGACCAAGCTACAGACTTAGCGCAGATCGAGGTTAACAAGATTGAAGCGGCGTCCAGTAGCGTGTTTGTCAGTGGCTGGCGTCCTGCCATCGGTTGGATCGGTGTGGCGGCTATGGGCTATCAGTTCTTGCTCTACCCCCTTTTTCAGTGGTGCTGGAAGTACTTGCAAGCCATGGGCTGGGTTCCAGTGGGTATGGAACCTCCTCCAGTGCTTGATGCTGACCAATTGTGGGTTATATTATCAGGCATCTTAGGCATTGCTGGTATGCGTTCTTTTGAGAAGACCAAAGGCGTGGCAAGTAAGTAGTATATCTTTATTTTTAAGAGGTGATTAAAATGGCATCAAGTAAGCCTGTTTGGGAAAAACAACGGCCAAAATCATTAGGTAAGCCTAAGCCTCTTACGCCGCAGAAAAAGTCTGCAGCAAAAGCAAGAGCCAAAGCAGCAGGCCGACCCTATCCTAATTTGGTTGACAATATGGCTATGGCTAGGAAGCGGAGCAAGTAAGCATGACAACTGCCGCAGTAATGACCTATGACTCCTTGGTGGAGAACATCCAGTCTTATTTGGAGAGGAATGACGCCTCTACCTTGGCAAAGATTCCGCTTTTCATTATGTTGGCTGAGCAAATCATTGCTAGTCAAATTAAGTTCCTAGGCAACTTAACGGTCAATACCAGCGCCATGACTGCAGGTCAAGCAACCATTGATAAGCCTGCACGCTGGCACAAGACTGTTTCAATGAACGTCACAGTAAATGGTGATCGTCAGCCCGTGCTACTTCGTAAGTATGAGTACCTTCGTAGTTACTGGCCTGACCCTGCCACAACAGGCACGCCTTTATATTACTGTGACTACGATTACACGCATTGGATGGTAGCACCTACGCCTAGTGCAGCCTACGATTTTGAGGTGCTTTACTATGAACGAGTACAGCCTCTGGATTCATCAAACCAAAGCAATTGGTTTACTACCTATGCCCCGCAAGCTTTGCTCTACGGGTCCCTCTTGCAAGCTATGCCGTTCCTTAAGAACGATGAGCGCATGCCAATGTGGCAGCAAAACTATGAGTTGATTATGCAAACATTGATGGCAGAAGATAAGCTTCGCATTGCAGACCGTCAAGCCATAGCGGTTGATAGTTAAGGACTAACATGAGCTATAACTCACCATTTACAGGCAACGTCATTCAGCCAACGGACGTTTCATATCGTGCTGTTACGTTAAGTGCAAATACGCAGCTGAACTGGCCAATCAATGGCAATGCCACAGATGACTACGCAGCGCGTATTATGCAGGTCACTGCTACAACAGCGGGCTTAAGTCTGTATATGCCGCCTGCAAATCAAGCATCAGTAGGTCAAGATGCATTGATTCGCAATGTTGGCGCAAACACGTTTACGGTTAAAGACTTTGCGGGCACAAACACAATCATCTCTGTTGCTGCTGGTGAGTCCAAGTATGTTTACATTACGGCAAACCCCACAACAACAGGCACGTGGGGAACTATTGCCTTTGGCACAGCTACATTAGCCGGTTATGGCTTGGTTGCAAGTGGTACAACTTTAAATCAAAGTCACCCATCACAGTCAATCGTTACAGGTGGAGCGTTTGCAGCAGCAGATCGAGCTCAGGCATTAGTGTGGTCAGGCGGCGCAGGTACGTATACACTACCATCCGCGTCTTCATTAGGTAATAACTGGTTTACGCTGTTTAAGAATAATGGCACAGGATCAATGGTTGTGTCAGCTGCTGATAACATTGATGGCTCCTCTACAAAGACTTTTGCGCCTAGTGAGTCTGCGTTCATTGTTTGTACAGGCACAACTTACGTTACCGTTGGCTACGGGGTAAGTTCGCAGTTTTTTTACACGTCGTTGGTTAAAGCAGTTACTGCGGGGTCATATACCTTAACCGCCAGTGAGGCTTCTAATACTATCCAGACTTACACAGGCACGCTTACAGGCAACGTCACAATAGTTTATCCACCAGTGGTAAATTTATATGTAATTAAGAACTCTACTACGGCAGGCGGTTATACATTTACGGTTACCACAGGCTCTGGAACAACTGTAGTTATCCCAGCAGGGCAGCAAGTAACTTTGGCTTGTGATGGAACTAACTTCTTTAACGCCAATACGTCGCAAGCAGGCGCTGTAACAACCGTGACTTTAGGCGATGGTACTGTTGCCGCGCCCTCATTAACTTTTGCATCTGAATTAAGTACGGGTAATTACCGCGCCGGTGCAGGCCAGTTTAACACTGCAATTTTAGGTGTTTTAAGGTCTACTCTTTCTGCAACAGGGTTATCTATAGTAGGCGTAGGCGCGTTTACAGGCGCTGTTTCAGGAACTACTGGCACGTTTACAGGCGCTGTTTCAGGGACTACTGGCACGTTTACAAGTGGCGTTTCTGGCGGAACATTCTAATGACAAAAAAGGTTTTTGCCCTTGATACAAAGCCCGGAATTCAGCGGGATGGCACCACCTTTGATGCAAGTTGCTACAACGACGGTAAATGGGTACGATTTCAGCGCGGCCGGCCTCGTAAAGTAGGTGGCTATAGACAGATTACTGCTAACTTGTCAGGCCCATCACGTGGTGTGTATGTTAATCCACAGCAAAGCTTTAACAATGTATTTAGTGGGCATTCGCAAGGTTTGCAATTACTGCCTATTGACAACAATGGCGTAGGCTCTGGCATTACAGACATGACATTGTCAGGCTTTACGTCAAACGACAACAACCTTTGGCAGTTTGATACTTTTTATGACGGCACAGGCGCGGGCACCAATTTGCTGTTAGCGCATGCAGGTCAAAATCTTTCGCTAATTGACAACAACACCAATACACCAGTTCTTGGTGGCAACATCAACGGCACAAGTTTAGCGCCTATTGGAGTGTTTACGGCAGTTGCTGCAACAATTACTAATACTTCAGCCACTATCACAATGGCTGCAACAAATACGCAAATTGGCGCAGGCCAGTTAGTAACAGGCACAGGCATTCCAGTTGGCGCCACTGTGGTATCTATTGCATCCACAACGCTAACAATCTCAGCACCAGCTACAGCCAACGGCTCCAGCGTTACTTTGACTTTTGACAATCAAGTTTCAGTGTCTGGTGGCGTAGTTACTTTGCACCCTTACGTGTTTGTCTATGGTAATGACGGTCTAATTAAGAATTGCTCAGCTGGAAATGTGAATGATTGGGTATCTGCTGATGCCAACGAGGTCTCAGTGGCCACCGGCAAGATTGTCCAAGGATTACCTGTACGTGGTGGATCAAATGCACCATCGGGCCTCTTTTGGAGTTTGGATTCTTTAATTCGAGTCTCCTTTATTGGCGGTGCAGGTACACCTCCACAGTTTTGGCGGTATGACTTAATTACCAGTCAATCCTCAATTCTTTCAAGCCAGTCGGTAATTGAGTACGACGGCGTGTATTACTGGTGCGGCGTTGACCGGTTTTTGCTTTATAACGGCGTTGTAAAAGAGATTCCTAATACTTTTAACCAAAACTACTTTTTTGACAACTTAAATTACGCACAGCGTGAAAAGATTTGGGTATCAAAGGTTCCGCGTTTTGGCGAGATCTGGTGGTTTTACCCTTCTGGCAATGCCACTGAGTGTAATGACGCTGTTATTTACAATACACGTGAAAACATATGGTACGACGCAGGCTTTGCATTAGGCGCTCAGCGATCTGCAGGTTACTTTTCTCAAGTATTTCACTTTCCTATTGCCGCGGAGTGGAACCTCAACGCCTCAGGCGGCGTTAATGGCATAACCATTACCAACGCCGGATCTGCGTATACCAATGGCACTTATACCAACCAAGCATTGACGGGCGGCGGAGGCTCAGGCGCAACAGCTACAATTGTGGTTGCCGGTGGCGTTGTGACTTCTGTCACGATATTTAACAAAGGTAAGAATTATGTTGTTAGCGACACGCTATCAGCAGCGATTCCTGCTGGTGCCGGTTTAGTGATTACTGTCACTGCAACTGTTAACTTTGTATCTTTGTGGCAGCATGAGATAGGGACTGACGCTGTGCAAGATACTGCGTCATTGGCCATTGAGTCATCTTTTGAGACTAATGATCTTGGCTGGGTATCTGGGGGTCCTGCTGAGCTTTCCGCCGTAGGCGAAAATAGATGGCTACGGTTGGAGAGGGTTGAGCCTGACTTCATACAAACGGGTGAGATGGAGTTGTATGTTACAGGCAATTCGTTTGCCACATCTCCAGATGATACTACAGGCCCTTATACGTTTGAGCCTGATACGCTTAAGATTGATATGCGTGAACAGCGTCGTGAATTGCGATTGAAGTTTGTTTCCAACATATCCGGTGGTGATTATCAGTTGGGTAAAGTTGTACTAAACGCCGATATTGGCGACGTAAGACCGTAATGTCTAATATACTTAACGTTGCTCAGGTCTATGACCCTAGGTATCACACCTTTGAGTCATGGGCTTGTCTTATGGTTGAGCTGTATGCGGCTCAGCAACTGTCGATTCCCGATGCAAATACTGATTGGAAAACATGGGGCGCAGGATTAAAATCCATTGACGTGTTTACCAATGAAGGTATTCCCGGACCTTATCAATTTGATGATTGGCAAGAGTGGGCCGAGCAGCTTGTCAACGCAGTTAACCCAGCAACGAGCTAATTATGGCATTAAAAGACGCATATCGCACAAATCTTTTTGAAGATCGAGAAGAGTTTGGCCCGCCTGCTGTATCTGATGCGCAGATTGCTGAGTTTGTTGCCGCAAACATAGGCAATCCTGCCGCGATTGCCGCAGCTGCTGATGCGTATGGTATTTCAGTTTCAGATATTTCACGTGCAACAGGTTACGCGCCTACTGCAATCAATACGTATTTTGAAACAGCAAGTGTGGCGCCTCCTGCAACAGTTAGCGCACCTGCAGTTGATTACTATGCACAACAATTTGAGCCTGACACTTACGCGCAAACTCCAGCAGTTACACAAGGCGCGCTATCAACAGTTACTGCACCAGCAGCCGTAACTACACCAGCAGCCGTAACTACGCCAGCAGCAGTTACTACGCCAGCAGCAGTTACTACACCAGCAGCTACTGCTACAGTATCTAAAGAAGATGCCGTAGCTAAGATTACGCAACAGATTTTGGCGCAAGGAACTACTGATAAGTGGCAAGGCGAAGGTAAAGGCTCTGCTGAAAAGAACGCCGCTGACATGGCTAAGATTATTGCTGATACTGGCGCTACTGACATCAGCCAGTTTGGCAAAGTTACAACGTATGCGCCTGCACAGGAAATTGGTAAATTTTATGACGGCCAATATGTCCGTGCGTTAGACAATGGGGACGGCACAACTACAAATGTTGTCTACAAAGGATCCGGGCAATACGACCAGGATGGCAACGAAACGCAAACACTGGTAGAAGTACCTAAAGATGCCAAGCTTACAACTGTGTACGGCCAAGACAATGGCATGGGTGAATTAGAAGCAGTTGACCCGTCTAAAATAACTGTTAAAGATGGCCAAGCCGTTATTGCTACTGGCGAGACTTTTGGCAATAAAGTTACAGGTACAGCAGTTGCCAGTACATATGGCGAGCGCCAGACAGGCAATGCATTTGGCGGTACGTTTGATGGTAAAGGCAATACCGGCTATCGCGTTCAGCTTAATGCCGATGGCTCCCCAATCTTTTATACTACCGGCGCATCCAGTAGCGACATTGGGCAGCTTGCGCCTATTTTGGCAATTGCGTCATTTATCCCTGGGGTTGCCCCATTTGCGCAAGCCATCAATGCTGCAATTGCCATTAACAACGGCGACGTGCTAGGCGGTTTAGCAAGTTTAGCAGGCGTTGGTGGCTTTACTGACGCTGCAACTGGTCTTCGTGTAGCCAGCGCATTGGACAAAGGCGACATTGGCGGCTTGGTAACGTCGTTGGTAAACAGCCCCAGCATTGGCGCTTTGGCTAGCACCACAATGCTAACGGATACTATTTCGCTGGCAGATGCGGGCAACGCAATTAACGTAGCTGTTAACATTGACAATGGTAATTGGGCAGGGGCTTTATCTGCTGCAGGCCAATTGACTGGCAGCTCAGATGTTAAAACAGCAGGCGCAGCAGTAAATTTAGTTAGCGCATTAAACTCAGGCAATGAGGCTGCATTC